TACTACCTTTTCTTGTTAAAAGTAAATGTATAAGATCCGCTCTTACTTCTCTCTCAGGAGTAGATGTCATTCTTACATAATTTCCAATCGCACTATCCCTAAATGGATAATCTATACCGTATGTTGCCATATTTCATAAATATAATGAAATAAAAAAGATAATTATATGAAAAATAAAAACCCGTCGAATTAGACGGGTTTAAAATTACTTTTCGATATGGTCGTGTTTTTTTAACCATTCTTCGATGTAAGAAATGTCATTACTGACAAATCCATCGTAGAAATCTGCTTGAAAATCCCTTACAAGCGCTCGTAAGTCATATTGCGTTAAAAAATAACCGCCCATATACTTATCATTTTTTACAATTTTGTACTCTGCTGGTATCATTTAAATTATTTTTAATATAGTGCCCTTAAATTTATTTTATTTCACAATTATTTCCCGCGCATGCTAATTCTCCTGCAAGATTTGTATTATCATGTAATTCAATAACTTTAGTTAAATCAATATTATGTAAGACGCTAACTAATCTCTCATATTCTTCCTTAGTACAATCAGTAAATGGAGGCTGTTTATACGATCCAGTATCATAAGGTAATACTGAAAGACCATTATAATATTCCCTTGATGCCCACATCCATTCTCCCACAGCGTCCCATTCATTTTCTCTTAAACTAATAGTTGCTGAAACATTATGAGTATTCGATCCACTTCTATGTCCTGGTTTAATCCAATTTTGTGATATGAATTTAATTCTTTCCAGTAATTGGAATGGAGATTCTGTTCTCAATATAGAACCTTCAGGAGCTTTTTGAGGAACAGAAATAATTGCCGTGTCGTGTGGTCTGAAGAAATCATCTTCCAATAATTCTGGATGATATATACTTAAATAACTATATATTGGCTCATTCTTACCTACACGAATTCTACGAATATAAAAAGAATTGTGCCATGCATGAACTCCACTTGAAGTTCCTAAAACTAAAGATGCTGTTCCACTTGGCTTAACAGTTGTTGTTCTTGCAGATTTATTTATACCAATTAAAGCGGATACTCGAATATTTTCATCTTTAACAATTTTAGCGGCGGCTTTCATATCAAAGTTTAATATTCTACCTGACCCAATACCTGTTAACGATACTCCAATCAATGCTTCTTTTTCTGTCGTCCTCTTCCATACCTCCCTTAGATAGTGAAAATCAGTATATCCTGCTTGTAATGTTCCAATAAAAGAGGCTACTCTAACTCTTTGATTTAAATCTTCCTGTGACTCTATATCTGAAACATTAACCTCACACAAATTACAGAATTGATTGGATCTCAATGAGATTTCACAACATGGATTTGTTCCGTACTCTTTATCATTGGATAAATAAATTCCTGGTTCACCTGATCCTGAAGCCTCAATTCTTTTCCATAAATCCATAAAAAATTCTTTTGTTATTCGATGCCTCAAAAGAATCGCAGAATTATTTGACCTTCCTCTTTGAGGATTGGATTCCCACCATAAACCATTCTTACATGATATCATTTCACTGTCGTCGGCGCTGAATAGAGATATCAGAGCTGCCCTTCTTATTCCACCCGCCAAAACCGCATCAGCAATGAAACAAATAATATCATGAACTTCAATAGTTTCTAATTTTTCACCATCCTGTTTTGATTCAAGTATTTTACTAATGTTATGTACACAATCTTTTAAGGGTTGTGGACCTGGCGCTTTTCCACCTGAAGTAACTAATAGAGCTCCTTTGGGCCTTATATCAGAATAATCAAAAACAGGAACGGACAAAGATAAACCAAAGTATGATTTTATTAAAACTTTTATGCAATCGGCCCATCCTTCAATATTATCACCTGCTAAGTATCTTCTTGTTCTCGTTGGATTTGGCTTTCTAATTTCTGGTAATTTTTCCACATGATGTTTTTGTACGGAATACCCAACTCCTGTTCCTCCGAGAAGGAGAAACATTGTTTCAGAAAATGCATCAATATGGTCTATTGGTTGATACGCGCAATTATAAATTCTGTTTGGACTAATCTCAATAGGCTTACCTCCGAATTGTAATGACCTCATAGAGGGTAACGCTTTCTTATCATATACCATCTTATAAGCTTCGATGATCTCCTCCTTTAGTTTAGGATATTTTTTTATATGCATGTTCATATTCCTTGTGACTATTTCGTCCCAAGTTTCTCTTCTATTTAGAGCAGGAATATATTTTGCATATTTCATATAAACCGTTAAATCAGATAGTATTTTTTGTGATAAATCCATAAAATTATATATTTAATTTATTCTTTATTTTTTTCCGTTGTGCATTTCTCCTATGGTTCTCTACCCGCTATTTACCTCTATTTCTTCAACCTTATGCTTTTTTTGCTTAGATAATTCAGCAAGTCGGTGATTTTTTTCTTCTTGGGATAAATCGGATATTGTTGGACTCTTTACTTCCACAGTTCCTATCACACTGCCAAGTCCCACGCCTGGTGGAGGAGCCTCAACATGAATTGGTTCATCAAAATTATGATTAGGATGTATTTCGCCAGTAATTTCTTCCCTGATTTCTTCTTTTCTATGCTTCATTTCTTCTTTCTCTATTATAGATTTTTTATACACGTCTAAAATATGTTCTTTTTTCTGTATAGCTTTTTCTTCAGCATGGCCAAGAAGAGTATTTTGTGTATCAGTATCAATTTCGAGTAATTCGTTATTAAATTTACAATTTCCAAAAACCACTCCATCTTTACCGATACGGCTTTTAAGTAATGTAACAGTTGCAAGATTATTTTCTTTCTGTTCAAGAGTTTTAGCAACTGAAATAACCACATGCCCGACTTGAGCTTTCTTAATATTACCGCCCATTTGATCAGCAGTAACGATTTCTGAAGACATTGATGAATTATGGGTATATATATCATTTGCATAAAACATTTCTGTATCTTCGACTGATATGTCAATAGTTTCTTCTTCACCAATTAACTCAATACTTATTATTTCATCCAATTTGAAATCGTCTAAATTTAAATTATGCTTCATGTTAATTTTTTAAGAAATTAATACATTCATTTATTGTTTGTTCTTTATTTTTATGATATAAAATTTCATTGATTCTTAGAATTTTATATCCTTTTAATTTTAAAAAATCATCTCTATTTTTATCAATTATTTTCTGCTTATTTGATGAATGCCAATACTCTCCATCAAATTCAATTATTTTTTCATTATATTTAAAATCTACATTTATTATTGTTAAGTCATTTTTATAGGCATAAAAAACATATTCGTCATTTAATTCCGCAAAATAACAATTTTCTTTATTTTCAAGACGTTCATATATATTCCAAAATAAATCTTGAGAAATTTTAGAATATTTAGTGCTAAAATAATTAATTTTCTTATTAATTAATTCTTGATATTTTATTATTCCATTGTCATTTCCATATTCTTTAATATAATATTCCTGTGATGATTTATACCTCAATTTGTCTCCCATACAATTATATCTTTTATTTCCTTCTATTTCGCCATATCGTTCAATAAAAGAATTTAAACTTGTTTTACTCATACTTTCACAATACTCATTCCATAAAATTAATCCATTCTCTTTCCCATATGTCTCTAAATAATATTCAATTGATCTACGGTAACTTTGCTTTTCGTTTTTTATTATCCATCTTTTATACCCATCGTCAATTCCATATTTTTTCTGGTATTCTACTAATGTTAATCCATTACGATATGGTTTAATTTTTTTTCTCTTTTTCATCGTTTCAATTTTTTGATTCAATGTTTTTTCCCATTTTATTTTGCCCTCTTTTTCACCATATCTCTCAATCATATATTTTATCCCATAACTTTTTACTTTTTCATTTCTTTCTTTCCATTTTTTAATTCCTTCGTCCTCGCCATAAAGCTCGATAAATTTTTTTTTATCCATTCTCGTTTTAGATATGTGACTTTTTCTTTTCTCATCCCATTTATCACCATAACGTATTTTACATGAATATTCACTAACAACATCGTTTTTTATAGTAGTTGTAATGATTTTTAATCTATCTAACCAATTATCCTCAACTCCATAAAGAATAAAATCTCTGATGTTAACCAGTCTATTTCCAATATTATCAGTTTTATAATATTTTATAATTTTATAAACTTCGTTCATCTGATCATTTGTAATTTTATTTCTAATATCTCTGATCTTTTTATAATTTAAAAAAACGTCTAATGATATTTTCCCCATAATATTTTTATTATAAATATACGCTTAAAATAAAAAATTAACATCAACACAAATATTTTATTTTTCCAACAATAAAACATCTCCAATAGATAATCCGCTTTCTATTGATTTTAATTGTTTATATTTCGTTGGGAAAAAATGTTTAGATGATACATTAATTTCCTTGCCTGACTTTGTTTTAATTTTATATACTGGTTGTTTCTCAATGGGAAATATGTAACTTATTTTTTTATATCCATTATGCGTTTTAATTAAATCACCTTTCATTACATTTTTAATTTTAATTTGTCCTTTATCTATTATATCAACTAATGTATCAATCCCGACACATCTATTTCCTTGGGTTGCTGTCCATACAGCAATATTAAATTCATCGGTCATTGATTCGAGGCTTCTCATAATTGCCCCTTCACCTTTCCATTCTTCACCATTCATTGTTCCTTCGCTAGTAATACAATCAACATAATCTAAAACCAATAGATCAATTTTAAGCCCCTCAGATTCTAACTTCCTAATTTTATTTCTAATATCATTAATAGAAAGAGTTCCAGATGGGTATTTAACAAGTTTAAGAAAATTTTTCTTCTGACTTTGCATATAGTCAATCATTCCAGCAATGTCATGCTTATGCTTAGGTTGTTCATCAGGTGTTATATGTGTCCAAACTGCATAATGTTTTCTACGAATATCTCTCATATTGTCTTCAAAAAATATCTGTAAAACATTCGCTCCTGTATTATATGCTGAATTTGCAACTTTACTTAACCATGTCGTTTTTCCAATACCTGTGGGCGAGAGTAAAATAGCTAATTCACCTTTTGCAATACCACCTTTAAGAAGATTATCAATACCCACAATTCCTGTTGGGAATGGTATTCTTGAATCTTCTTCCAGTGATTCTAACACACCTTCACTAATATCAACGACTTCATGTGTTGTGGTGCCAATTTGTAGAGCTTTTTGAATTTTATCTTCAATTTTAGTATAATTTTCAAAATCTCCATTATCCATAATCTCCTCTGACTCTTTCAGTGCCCTTTTCAATACTTGCTGTCTGCAAAAATTGAGAGCTGTGAGCTTCACATACCCATTATCTTCTACTTCTTTGTCTCTGATAGCATATAATGTATCAAGATTTATTTTACTTGATGCACTAGTATTTTCTGCCAGTATTTTTTGTGATAAAGTCTCGTAATTGGGAATAGTTTTAAATGTCGTATAAAGCTCTTTGATGTTCTCCATAATATATTTGAAGTATGGACCATCGAAGTACTTACTATCGATTACATCAACTATTGTTACAGCGAACTTTTTATCCTCAATTATTGCTTTTAGTAGCGACTGTTGAAATGTCGTCCCCAAGTATCCAAAATTCTTTTCGTTCATATATCTTTTGCTCCTATTTTATCTCATATTGTAGGTATCTGTTATCCAATACTTCAGATGATAAAACATTCGTTAAATCTGATAATATTCTTCTAACTTTTGGCCTAATGTCCACAGCATATCGCGCTTTTGGATGATAAATATGAGCGGGGAATATCCTAGAAATAAATACATCTTCACCCAATAATATTCTTAATAAAAAATATTCTTCATCGGGCCTGGCAGTAAATTCTTCATGATTGAAAGCAAGAAAAGATTTATGATCTTCGGTTAAATAATCCAATGTTTTTATTTTTAAATCTTCCGAAATTTCTTTACAAATTTCTTTTACGCACTCATATAAATTGAGTGAATTTTTGGTTTTTGGATTATAGTTTGGAACACTAAAATATCTCTGAATAACTATATTTTTCTCTAGCGTCAGGAGAAATTCGAATTTATTAGGATCTTGGTATTGCATATTTTTATCTTTTTATATTTGTATAACGTTTATTTTTTTCTTTTCTGGTTAATCTGAGGAATGGATTAAGAAATTTTATCCACGCATCATCTGATTTAGGAAGAACTTGAAATAATCCATCTTCCATCATCATTTTCATTGTGTTCTTATATGACCTTCCTTCGGGGTCTAGGTTATCGGTTATCAACACCTTTATATTTTCCTTTGCTTCTTCGGTCAATATCGGCTCATCCAAACTTACAATACTATTATTAACCTGGAAGAATTCTTCACCAAATACTCCACGTTTAGTAACCCCTGTTATGAGATTCTGTATAATTTTATTTTCCTTATCCTGTTCGAAAAGAAAATTAGTTTTATACCTAACATATTCCAAGGTCAAGGGTTGAGTTACAATTTCAGGAAACATCTCCTTTAATCTTTTAATTCCAAGATTTCGGATCCCCGCTATATTGTCAGAAGGATCACCACATAACATCTTAACCAATTTGATATTTTC